GTTAAATACCATCCGGTGAAGAAACCTCCTAAAAAATAAATAGCGGGAGTCAGGCACCTCAGAGTCGGACCTGGCTCCTATTGGCGTTGGCCTCTACGGAGATACCCTTCGCCGTCTAGACGGTGGGATAGACCACACAATATCGCTACAAAATTTTCCAAACGTTTGGGAGCAAGTAAACTTTAACTTTATCCCTTAAGAAAAATGGCTGGTGCACAACAAAACACCAATGAGCCTAAGGCGGATCTTACTCGCCTAGGCGCACAAAACTTTGGCACGGATCAACGTGCCCTGTATCTCAAGCTTTTTAGCGGTGAGATGTTCAAAGGTTTCCAGAACAATACGATCGCTCGTGATCTGGTGATGAAGCGCACCCTGCGTGGTGGCAAGAGTCTCCAGTTCATCTACACGGGTCGTACTAAAGCTGAGTTCCATACTCCGGGAAACAGCATTCTTGGTAACGAGGATGGCGCACCCCCGGTGGCAGAGAAGACCATCACCTGTGATGACCTTCTGATCTCCTCGGCTTTTGTCTATGAAATGGACGAAGTTCTGAGCCATTATGACCTGCGTAGTGAGATCTCCCGTAAGATCGGCTATGCTCTGGCTGAGAAGTATGACCGTCTGATCTTCCGTGCTATCGCTAAAGGTGCACGTAAGGCTAGCCCCGTGTCTGCCACTAACTATGCTGAGCCCGGTGGTACCCAGATCCAAGTCGGTTCTGGTACTGGTGCTCTGACTGACGCTTATGATTCGACCAAGCTGATCAGCGCCTTCTACGACGCTGCTGCTGCTCTGGACGAGAAGGGTGTTTCGATGGACGGTCGTGTGGCTGTTCTGAACCCCCGTCAGTACTATGAGCTGATCCAAGCTATCGGCACCAATGGTCTCGTGAACCGTGACGTTCAAGGTACTGCTCTGCAGTCCGGTCAGGGTATCGTTGAGATCGCCGGTATCAAGATCTACAAGTCCATGAACATTCCGTTCTTCGGTAAGTACGGTATGGACTACGGCAACATGCCTACTGGCTCTGTTGCTCCTGGTAACCGTGGCGACTTCCTTGGTCCTTCCCTGGAAGATGCTGACCAAGTTGCTTCTGGCTCCTATGGTGTCCAGAACGACTATGGTACCGCTTCCGAATTCGGTTCCACTTCCTGCGGTCTGATCTTCCAACGTGAAGCTGCTGGCTGTGTGGAAGCTATTGGTCCTCAGGTCCAAGTGACCAGCGGCGACGCTTCCATCATCTACCAAGGTGATGTGATCGTTGGTCGTCTGGCTATGGGTGCTGATTATCTGAACCCTGCTGCAGCTGTTGAGCTGTATGCAACTGATACCGCACCTTCGGCTTTCGGCTGATAATTTAATTTGGTTATTCTGGGGGAGCTTCGGCTCCCCTTTTTTTTACTTCTGTGATAGGTAACTATGCCCTTTCCTACTTATGCTGTGTCCACCGAACTGGATGCTGTAAATCAAATACTTAGCTCAGTGGGACAGGCACCTGTCACCACACTAGATCTACAGAACCCTGAAGTATCTATTGTACTCAACACTCTCCGGGAAGTTAACCGTCAAGTTCAAAGTGAAGGCTGGGTCTTCAACACTGAACGTGATCATCCGTTAGAACCCGACAGCGAAACAAATCAAATTCTTTACCCTTACAACATTCTTCAGATTGACGCTAGCCGTGAAAAGCATCGTCAAGACTACGATGTTGTACGTCGGAATGGTAAGTTGTATGATCGTTTGAATCATACCTACACGTTTACTAAAACCATCTATGCCGATGTGGTGTGGTACTTTGATTTTACTGATGTACCCCCTGCCATTCAAGCTTATATTGTTGCCCGTGCAGCTAAGATGTGTGCTACCAAAATGATTGGTGACAGCAACTTGTACCAGCTTTTGGGAGAACAAGAGTTGTACACACGAGCAGCTGCTATTGAATACGAATGTAATCAAGGCGACTATTCAATGTTTGGCTTTAAAGACGGCAGAGACTACTACAATAGCTATCAACCTTTCCAAGCATTGTTGCGATGAGTACTATTACCCAAAGGATTCCTAATTTCCTTCTTGGCATTTCACAACAACCCGACAACCGTAAGTTTCCTGGACAACTAAAGGATTGTGTAAATGCTTTCCCAGACTATGCCCTTGGTCTGCTTAAGCGTCCTGGCGGTCAATTCACAGCTAACCTTGAAGGAGCCACTACCGATGGTAAGTGGTTTTCTATTCTTAGGGATCCTCAGGAAAAGTACGTTGCACAATATGACGACAACACCTTTCGTGTATGGAGCCTGATTGAAACCAGCCTTGGTCTTGAAGGCTCCCCACGTGCTGTTGATATGGGGAGCAATGCTGGTGTTCCAGGCACCTGTAATCTCACTAATCTCAAAGCTGATCTCACTGCTTACAACGATGCAGTGGAAGATACAGCTGCTAAACTAGCTCTTCTTCACGCAGCTCAAGCTAACTACAAAGAAGTTCTAGACGGTCAAAACAGCACCGAACAACAACTGTTTGTGACCAACTATAACTACCCGGTTAGTTCTGTTGAACAGTATCTAGTCTCAGGTATTCTTAAAAAGTCTAACGGTGTTTATGTAGTTAAAAACAATAACACTGTTGTTCAGGCTACGACCTCTTTGCCCACTGATTATGCCTTAGGCGTTGAGGTAACAGATGAGCACCCGCTGATTGCTAGCCAAGGTAACCGTGTCTACAAAGCTATCCTGACTGTTGCTGCAGAGTATGATGACGATGACCTTAGCACAGCTCAAAGTGCTATGGACACCGCTCAAACTAATTACAACAATGCAGTGACCGCAGAGGCTACCGCGTTGTCTAACTATCAAGATGAGGTATCTAACTGTGCAATTACTTCGATTCCTAGCAATGGTTACCTCAACGGTGCTACTACTGCTGACATTGAAGTTCTCACCTTGAATGACTACACCTTTGTTTTAAACAAAGCAAAGACTGTAGCGATGACTGCTAACACTACCACCGACAAACCCTCTGAAGCGTTTGTGCTTTTGCAAATTGTTGGCACTGGTCATTACCGTATTAAACTAGATGGCACCGAACGTGCTTCGTATAATGCAGGTAGTGGTGGTGATGTCGATGCTATCCTTAACGACCTTGTAAGTGACATTAACGGGAACACCTATGGTGGTAAAACCTTTAGTGCTACTCGTGTTGGTCCTGGCATTTACATCAGTGCAACTGCTGATTTTACTATTGAAGTTGTCGGTGGTCCTAGTGACACCGCTCTGACAGTTTTCCAAGATACTGTTCCTAATGTATCTGATCTTCCCCTTCAATGCCGTAATGGTTACAAGGTGCGTATTGTTAACAGCCTTGATGTGGATGTTGATGATATGTATGTGGAGTTCATTACTGATGGTGGTGCTACCTACGGCTCAGGAACCTGGGAAGAATCTAACGCCTGGGGGATTACTTATGAGTTAGATCCACAAACTCTTCCTCATCAACTGGTTAGGCAAACAGATGGTTCATTTACCTTTGGTCCTATTACCTGGGAAGACCGTTTAATCGGTGATCTGACTACTAACCCTGATCCTAGTTTTGTAGGGTCACAGATTAGTAATGTTTTCTTTTACCGTAACCGTCTTGGATTCTTGTCTGGTGAATCGGTTATCTTGAGTAGGGCTGGAGATTATTTTAACTTCTTTGCTACTACTGCGTTGACCGTTACTGATGATGATCCTATTGACATCAATGCATCATCCGTCAAGCCGGTTAACCTCCGCTTTGTCCGACCTGCCAGTGTGGGTCTGGTTCTATTCAGTGATACCGAACAATTTATTCTGAGTACTGATTCTGACATTCTTAGTCCTAAAACATCTAAGATTAACGAGTTGTCAAGTTATGAGTGTGACAATAGCGTAGAGCCTGTTACCCTTGGTACTAGCCTGGCATTCCTTTCTAAGACTCCATTGTACAGTAGATTGTACGAGATCACTCGTATTAGTACTACAGAGCCTCCTGTAATGGGCGAACAGACTCAGTATGTACCTGAGTTGGTGCCGTCTACTATTACTAGTATGATTGCTTCACCTGCACTATCCTTGGTTTCTTTGGGTACTGCTGGTAATTCTACTATTTATCAGTACAGGTTTATCCAGCAAGGTGACCAACGTACTGTTAACAGCTGGTATAAATGGGATTTGACTGGTACTTTACTGGATCAATTCTTTGATATTAGCACTTACTACGCTGTAGTTGCCAACGGTAACGACGTTTATGTTCAGTCTTATGACTTAACACAAGCTAGTGAAGAAGGCTTCTTAACCCTTCCTTCTGGAGAAAAGACTGATGTTTGCCTCGATCTTTGGAACGTTAATCCTTATCGAACCTACGACGATGCTGATGACACAACTCGCATCCGTTTACCGTATGATGAAGTCACTGATGGTACGTTCGCTGTAGTCCTCCTGGGGCGCTACATAGGGGCTTCAGATGCCCTTACTAGTGCATCGGTAGGCGCAGTGCTTTACCCCACCGTAGAGAGCGATGCAGACGGCGATTACGTCGATATTGATGGCGACTATCGTGGGCGTGACCTGATCATTGGATACATTTACAATATGGAAGTTGATCTTCCTAAATTCTTTGTAACGTCATCTGAAGGTCAATCCTCCGTATCTGATTTTACTTCTGATCTTATCATCCACAGAGTCAAGGTGTCTACCGGCTTAAGTGGTCCTGTTAAGTATCAAGTTAACATTACTGGGCGTCCAGAGTGGAGCAACACTGTTGAGGCTGTTGCACCTTATGTGTATGACCTGAACAACGTCAACTTGTCTTCTGATGCTACCCATACCGTACCGATCTATCAACGGAATGAAAACCTTTCTATTAAGATTGTAGGCGATACTCCTTTGCCTGTGACTCTTCTTAGTTTGACTTGGGAAGGTAACTATAAGACAGGTTTCTACCAACGATCCTGATGACTGCATCCACCCGTGGTTTTACCTTTAAGCCAGCAACTATAAATGATGTACCTGAGTTAGCTAGTCAAATGCTAGCACGAGGGTTACAAGACTTTGAAAGGGTAGGACAGCATCCTATCCTTTCTCTTGCTTTGTATGTTCATAAAGATGACTCTTATCTAATCTACGGACCTGATGGGAGTCTGTACGGAGCTTACGGTGTGTCTGACGACAACTATGTTTGGATCCAAATGACAAACAAGGTAAAAGAAAATCCAAAGACAACGGTACGTTTTGGTAAAGCCTTAATGGTACACATAAACAAATCTTATCTTTGGACTACTATTGATATTAAAAATACTGAGCTAATTAACTTAGCCAAGTATTTAGGCTTTAAGGTTCTACGGGTGTTTCCTGATGGACCTGACAACGTTTACTCTATTGAGATTGTACGATTATGAGTGTACTTGGTTTTCAACTACCGGGTAGTCTGGCTCCAGGCGCTTCAAAAATTGCATCAGGAATAGGTGGAACAGTGGGTAAAACTGCTATGTTCGCTAACCCTGTTGGCTTAGCTCTTGCTGGCGGTCAGCTGGCTTTGAGCATCGGCAGCATGTTTGCTAAGGACAAAGCAGCCACACAACAGGCTTATTCAAGCGCCTATCAAACGTCTTATCAAAACTTTATGCAGAATCACATGATTCGCATGAGGAACGAAAGGCGTAAGGAGATGTTTCAAGCTAAACTTGACATGGTTCGTGATCAGATTGCGAACAATGCTGAGGGAGCACAGGTAGCTTATGTAGCCGAACAGTATCGGCTAAATGAAATTTATGATCAGGCTGCTTTTAAGCAAGCTGATATGATGAAACAACTTACTGAGGCTATGGGTGCTTCGGCTGCACGTGAAGTGTATGGCAGAAGTGCTCAGCGTGGTGCAGCTGTTTCTGTGATGGGTGCCTACGGGCG